TACAAATACAGATACAAATACAAATATTATTACATCAAAAAAACCAATTAAGCTTGTAGAAAATATTTATTATTTCAATTAATAATATAATTTGTTTAACTATATATTATTAATTTATTTTTCTTCCTCAGTGTCTTCCTCAGTGTCTTCCTCAGTGTCTTCCTCAACTAAAATAGGTATTCTTGTATATTTGATTTCATTTTGTTTTTCATTGAAATTTTCAACCAAATCAATATATTTGCCAAAATCATTCGCATAATCATAACTATTAATGACATCTAAATCGATGTCGGAAATTTGAAAAACCGAGAGAATTTTTAAAACAGCAACCCCTCTATAATATGGGTGATAGAAATATTGCAATTCTATATTTTTGGGATAAAAAGACAATATATGATACATTACTTTCCATACATCCCCTGTCCATGGAACCATCGTTTTTAATATTCCGTTTTCATATGTATGTTTAATTGGTATTTTAAGCTGTTCATCATGATTTAAAGGGAATATATCATCAAGTAATATTTTTCCATTTTCATTTAAAAATCGAATACCATTATTAATATCTTTAACCACTTGTTCGCATTGATGAAGTCCATCTATAAAAATAATATCAAAATTGTTGTTTAAATTTGACTGGTCCAAATTTTCAAAATAATCATCAGATGTTTTAAGAACTAAATTTTCCGACTCAAAATGTGGCAAAGGGTCAACACCCGTTTTATTTGAGAAATGCACATTATTAAATGTATATCCAGTTTCCACTCCTATTTCCAAATAGTTGTCATCTGGTTTGCTCACAGAATTAATAACCTGATGTCTTTGAGAAAAATCAGTATTATATTCCATTTTATATACAAAATTATTAATAATTTCAAAATTATCGCATGATTTGTATTGTAACATAAAATATTTAATTAAAACTTCAGGTGTTTCATCTATTAATGTATAACATTTAAAACGAGAAAAGCCATAAATATCCAATAAATATTGTAAATGACCAATTTCACATTTGTTATCGATAATAAAAAAATCATTTTTGCTATCCTCATAGAGAGAAGTAATTTTTGCCAAATTAGAAATTAAACTATCAAAACCAATAATACAATATTGTTTATCATAATCAACATTTACAATTTTGTTACAATATTTATGTTCATAACCGTCTTCTCTCTTCCAAATTTTATTATTTTGATAAATATATTTTTCATCCTCATATGCTTCCAATTTTTTCATATGTTCATTAATTTTAAATTTTTCATAAAAAATAGGGCTAATATAATTTGGTCCAATTCTATTTATTTCGGAATTTCTAATTAATGAAAAATTATTATTATTATCATTCATGTATTGAATATATCCAAATTTATGTATTTTGGCTATTTTTGTAGTCAATGCGGTTCTGAGTATAATTTCATAATCGTCGCAAATAGGTAATAATTCGCAATAACTTCCGGCTTGAAGTAGTGTAGTTTTTCTCCAAATTCTTGGATGATTTGGACAGCAAACCAGATGGCTTAATGTGATATTATTAATATTTGGTGTATTATAAACATAAACCCATTGGTCGTTATATTTTTGACAATAATAACTACCGTATCCTTTACATATAAAATCACCGTAAAAATGATTTGATCCATTTTCGTATAAAGATATACAATCCATATAAATAAACCCAACATCTTCATTTTTATCAAAATAATCTGCTGCATCTTGTAATACAAATGGCAAAATTACATCATCATGATCAAACTCAAGAATATATTTTCCTCTGCATAACCCAATTGCCTCATTTTTAACATTTCCAATATTACCACTATTTTCGCCTTTTCTATAAAGTCTAACCCTTGCATCGTTTAACATGAGCTTTCTTAAAAAATTAAAATGTTCATCATCGGGAGAGTCATCCAAAATCACGAATTCCCAATCTTTTAATATTTGATTTTTTAAACTGTCATAAGCTCTTATTATTTTGTTGTAAGAATTATAAGTGGATGTAAAAACAGAAAAAATAGGTCTGATGTGTTGTCTTTCAAATGTGCAATTATGTATAAAACAATAGTTTACAGCTCTATTAAACTCATCAATGGATGCTATATCTTTTAAGTGGACCCATCGATCGCGCATTCTTTCTGTTATTATAGAGCCGACATTTTCAATATATTCCTGTTCATTGTCACCATAAGTAATTAAAAGTTGATAATTAGGGTCAAAAAGTTTATTTAAATCTTCTTTTTTATTTGTAAAAAAAATAGAACAGTTCAACTTTTCATTGTTAGCAATAAAAAATTTATCAATATGGGAAAATTTTTCTAACCTATAAAATATAATATATGGATACTTCATTATATTTTATTATTTGATTTATTTTTTAAATTATTATATTAATATATTTTTATATTTTTATTTATTTATTTTAATATTCTGGAGTATGTTTTTTGAATAAGCATCCTTGAGGTGACAAACCTTTAAGGTCCATGGTAACGACCGCAGGATTTTGATTTGAACAATCGGACATCCAAATTTTTATAATACAGAAATTTTTTTTAGGAGAAATGGTAATCCCTGTTACACAATTAACGTATGACATCTGTTTACTAACTGTATTGCCTACTACAACATATGTTAAATCCTTCCAAACCTTGTATACTTGTTTGTTAGAAACTTTATATGAAAAACAACCACCATTTCTATTTTTAGGATCCTCCCAGGTCGGTTTAACACCTTCTCTCATCAAAAATAACATGCAATTTTCTACTAAAATTGGTGGCAATGTTTCTGTTACAGCTATTGTTTCTTCAACAGTGGTAAATGTTGAGATTGGTATATAACTGTTTATACTCCAATCTGTATTGTGAGGTAAATGAGCCCAAAGTGTCCAGTTATCGGATAACTTATTATATTCTTCCATTACAGGTGTTTCAGTTGTCATTGTATTTTGCTGGGATTCCATTTGTAATTAATTATTTCAATTTTTTTTTAAATTGTTTTATTAATATTATTATATTTTATATTTTTATCTATGTAATTTAATATATTCATTTTTCATTAATTTAATATAATTTACATTATTAGTTATGTCCAAATCTATTTTTTCAACATTATGATCGATAATTGTTAAAACTATGGCTTCTTTATCGTCTTTCTCTTCAGCTACTTCTTCAATTACTTCTTTCTCTTTTTCAATTAATTCTTTTTCTTCTTCAATTACTTCTTTATCGTCCTTCTCTTCAGCTACTTTTTCAATTACTTTTTCAATTACTTCTTCAATTACTTCTTTATCTTTTTCAATTGGTTCTTCAATTACTTCTTTCTTATCTACAATCTTCTTTATATCTTTGGATCCATTTTTTAGCACTACATTATGATATTTTAATAAATAATAATTAATAAAATTTTTGTCAATAATATTGTCGACTAAATAATAATTATAATTATCAGTTTTCAAATCTATTTTATATTTTTTATTACCATATTTTAGCTCACAAAGCATAAAATTAATATTAGATTTCTCATAATCAAATGTCTCGTCTTTTATTAATGAAGTCAATAATTTTTTATTAATACATTTATTATCTGTTTCGTTTGTATAATCTGAATAAATTATAAAATCACTATTATTTGGAAATATAACATCTGGATTGACTACATTTGAAAAAAATATATTGTTTGTTGAATAATTAACCTTACCGTCTACAATAAACTCTATATTATTTTTTTCCTTAGTAGCATTTTTCTTAATATTATTTAAAATTGCGAAAAGTCTTGGATTACTTTCATAAATATATTTTTCAAATCGCAATATGTTTATTTGAAGAACGCTTAATAAATAAAAGACTTTATAAAAAGTTTTAATTATAATTTCTTCATGTTTTTTAGGAAATCGTTGTTGTATATAGTCATTTAATAAAAATATAAATAAAATTGTTCTTAATGAATTTGCTATAAAAGATATCATAATAGTTAATAAATAATTATTTATTTAAATAGTTTATTTATTTAAATAGTTTATTTATTTAAATAGTTTATTTATTTAAATAGTTTATTTATTTAAATAGATTAATTAACTTTGATACTCTGGACTACTTGAGTTCCAAATATTTGGAGGTTGAGTTACAACCATTGTATTTTTTATGTCATTATTTGCTGGATTTGGAATTATAATATTTGGAGATTGATAATAAACTGGTTTTTGAGATGCGTTATATTCTGGATCATAAATTATAATATTACCCAAAGCATCAGTTGTTACATTTTTTAATGAATTAGTATTTGAATTACTGCAATTATAATTTAGTTTACCAGTAGTTGTGTTTAGTCCAAAAATATATAAAAGCATACTTACTATTACAGTCATCATAATGAATGGTATAAAAACAATTATCCATGAAACAATACTTAGTCCTTTTTCACAAAGAATATTTAATAATAATGTTACCATTACCATAACTATTGATTTCATAAAAGCTGTATTATAAAGTCCCTTAAATATATCTATTATTATTTGAGTAATAGAAAAAATTAAATAAATAATTGCGGGTCCACATAAATTTATCATTGTTATAATATATAATTATATATTTTATTTTTCATCAGCATAAAAGAATGGCTCTCCATCTTTTAAATAACCTACTTTATCGCCGACCTCACCTTCGTCTGTTAATTTATAAATAAAACCATTTTCTTCATTGTTTGTACAATATGTTTCATCATCAATATCTATTTCAATATACTCTTCCTCTTCTTCTTCCACTTTTTCATCTTCCTCTACTTCTACTTCTGCGTCTGATTCCGATTTTTCAGTTTCAACATCATCGTCATCGTCATCTTTCTCAATAAGAGTTGGATTACAAGCTCCACAATATTTCTTACCTTCAACAATATTTATATCTTTATCTAAAATAACCTTACATCCACAATCAGAGCATATATTTCCTTCTTCCTCCTCATCATCATCTACTTCTTCTAATTCTTCCTCTTCCTCTTCTTCATCATCATCTTCTAATTCTTCATCTTTTTCTTCTTCTTCTTCTTCTTCTTCATCATCTTCTACTTCTTCTTCTTTTAATTCATCCTCATCATCATCATCTTCTTTTAATTCATCATCATCAACTTCCAATTTATCTTTTTCTTCAATATTTAATTTAATATTTTCTGTCTCAACAGGTTCTATTTTAATTTTTATCGCATCATATTTTAAAACCTTTACATTTTTTAAATCATCCTCACTTGTAAAATCATCCTCGCTGGTTAAATCATCCTCGCTGGTTAAATCATCCTCGCTGGTTAAATCATCACTTGTTAAATCAATAATATGTTTAGTTGATAATTTTTTTAATTGATCTACTTCATTAGTCAAATAATCAATTTTATTAATTAATTTTTCAATCAATGGTTTTAACTGGTCATAATTTGTATCAAGTTCATTACGTCTTTCTTTTACCTGATTATCCACAGCATTAAACTTTTGAATTACATCAATTGGTGCTTGATTTAAATGATTTCTAACACTTGGCAAATTCATAATAGCTTCATGTGTTTTTTCTAATAATTCGTATCGATATAAATGATCACCTAACAATTTATCTAATCCTTTTTTAATAACGTTATTGACTTCCATCGCAATTTCTTCAGTATTTAATCGTGTAATAGCGTGTGTTCTATCCATTTTATTAATAATATATATAACTATTCGTTTAATATGATTTAAAAAATAATTTATCTAATTCATATATGACAGATAATATTTCTTTTATAGAGACTGACCAAATTGATGACAAAGTTCAAATAATTTTAAGGCAAACAGATTATACAGAAGATGTAGCAAAAGAAAAACTTAAGGAGCATAATTTTGATCATTTAGCTGTGATAAGATCATATTTTGGAATAAGCGAAAAAAAAACGCAACCTGTTAAGTCTGTAAATCAAGAAATTTACAAGCAATTAAGATATAAATTGGATAGTAATATGCGTAATTATCAAGAAAGAGTAGATAAGGGTCAAGCAAGAAAATTATAATATATGTTTCTTAACCAATACTTTATTTTCTATTTCTATTTTTTCTGCTTTGTTTTTGTTTTGGCATTTTAATTTGTTCGGTTATTTGCGGAGGTTGTAAAATGTTAAATGCAGGTATCAGTTGTTGACTATAAATAAATGTATTAATGTTTGTAATATAATCTACAAAATAAATAATAAATATCACTAAAAATAATAGTAAGAATTGGAGATAATTTTTAATTATATAATTAAAAATAGAACAAATATTTGAAAATGATATTTCATCGTCAAAATTATCTTCATAGATTAAGTTTTCCATTTTATATAATAAATAAATAAAAAATAATATAATAAATAAAAAAATAAATAATATAACAAAAATTCTGTTATATTATTTATTGACTTAAACCAAATTTTTCACTTAAAATGTTGGTTTTATTTTGTTGTCTTTTTTGTAATTTTTTTTTAATTACGAGAGTATTTGCGGGTATAATTTTATTGTTGATAATAAAATCGTCGTTATCTTCATGTAACTCTGGCAAAATACGAGTTAATGGTTTGTCAACTACTAAAAACAATCTTTCATTTCTTAATAGAGATCTAAATTCCTGAATGCTTAAATTACCATAAAATTTATCTAATAAATAGAATGGGTTTGGAGCCGGTTTAATATTCTTTTTATAGTCATAGATTTTGGTGTAAATATGATTAATTAAATGATATCTTTCAAATTTTGACGAGCTATCAATACTTTCTTGCATCAAATGAGCGGTAGCGCATTCTGGACTACAAAAACACCCATAAACATGATAAGAGTTTTTAATAAAATATTTGGGAATATATACTGGCGGATTATCAAAGTCATATGTGCACCAAAAACATGCTGATTTTTTATCACTAATATTATTTATATGTAAATTATGCTCTAATACCTTCAATTTTTTCCAAACATCTCTAATATCATTATCTTTGTTTTTTGAATAAAATGTATCATCATCGTTATCGTCGTCATAATTTATTTCTTTATCGTTTTTTGTAACAGTTGTATCGTTATCATAATTTTTTGAATTATTATTATTTTTAATAATGTTATCATTTGTGCTAATTATTTCAAAATTGTTTTCATTTTTTCCAGAAAAATTAAAACTTTCAATATTATCTCCTAACATAGTATTTGAATAAAGATCTTTTAAAGAGCATTTAAGATGTAAAATAATGTTTGGTTTAGCTTCTTTATTATTATTGAGTGAAACAACTTGTTGTATTATTTTGCCACCTTTTGGTTTCCGACCACGTTTTTTAGGACCCGATTTTGGTTCATCAATTGTTAAAATATTATTATCAAAATCTAAAACTTTATTTTCGTCTCCGTTATCGTTATCATTATCATTAATATTGTTATCATTATCATTAATATTGTTATCATTGTCAGTATCATTATTGTCAATAAAAAAACAATTAGCACTGTCATTGCTTTCATCAATTGAAACAATAATATTTGAAGACGCGTCATGATTTGCATTACTTAAATCTACCAATTGTTTTTTTGGCTTCCTGCCTCTTTTTTGTTTAACAACTTCAGTTGTGGACGACACAACAATTTCAACCTTTTTATCTTTTGCCATTATAGTTTTATAAAGTATAAACTAATACAAATTTAAATAGTTTTCAAATATATATTTAGTTAAATAGTTTTACCTTTATAACAATTTCGACAAACTGGAATATAATTATCAGAACCAACAACAGTTTGAACTTTTTCATTTGTTAAACGCATTGAAAATATACCAGGTGTGCCATCTTTACATTGTGAACATAAAGATGTCAATTTAGTGACCTTATCACAAAGAGGAATTAAATCTAATATTGTTCCGAATTTTTTTCTCTCAAAGTCTCCATCTAAACCGCAAATATATATTTTTTTATTATTTTCTAACATATCAACAACCACTTCATATAAGTCAGGAAAGAATTGTCCTTCGTTAATTAAAATTACATCGGACTTTCTTAAAAATCTATGAGCATATTTATCAGATTCATTTCCAGTTTCATTAAACCCATTTTCAGTCCAAATATCATTTAATTGGTTTGCTTGAAGACATGGTGCCATTATTTTATCATGGCTGGATATCATAGTGTCGTGATATCGTTTATCAATTGCATGATTAATAATTGAAACAGGAATATTACAGAATAGGCATTGCTTATAAATCTCTAAAATTTTAGAGGTTTTTCCTGAAAACATAGGACCAATAATTAATTCAAGATAGCCGTTATTCGTGGAAGTTGTAGTAGACATTATATCTTTGTTCATTAAATATCTTTAATATTTTAATTCAATTATTTTAAAAATAAAAATAATTGATAATTTTATTTAAATACATATTAAAAGAATTATTAATATATAATTAAATGAATAGTGGCTACGTTTGGGTAGAAAAATATCGGCCATCACAATTTGAAAATATTGTATTAGATCCACTAAATAGACAAATTTTAAAAAATATAATTAATACGTCTTATTTTCCCAATTTACTTTTATATGGTCCACCGGGAACAGGTAAGACAACCACGATAATAAATTTAATAAATGCTTACCAAGAAAAAATAAAAATAAAAAACAAGGATTTGGTTATTCATTTAAATGCTTCAGATGAGAGAGGTATAGATATCATAAGGAACCAAATTAATTTTTTTGTTAATTCTAAACCATTGTTTCACACTGGCATGAAGTTTGTGATATTAGATGAGGTTGATTACATGACCAAAAATGCTCAGCAAGCTTTAAGATATTTGTTACAAAATTACTCGAGTAGCGTTCGTTTTTGTTTAATATGTAATTATATAAGTAAAATAGATGAAGGATTACAAAATGAGTTTATTCGTCTACGTTTTAATCAGCTGCCAAAAGAAGATATAATAGGTTTTTTAAAACACATTTCAGTTTCGGAAAAATTAAACATGTCATATAATTCATTGTCGTGTATTCAAAAATTGTATAAATCAGATATAAGAAGTATGATTAATTTTATGCAGTCAAACCAAGATATAGTAAAAAAACAAGTTAATTGTTCAATTGAAGAACAAACATTTAATATAATTGGTGATAATATTTGGTTAATTATTATTGAAAAAATAGCAAAGAGAGAAAAACTTGAAAACATTTGTAGTTTTGTTCATTCAATAAGTATAAAATACAATGTAGATAAAAAGAATATAATTAAAGATTTTTTAAATTATATTATTCGAAACAATTCAAAGGTAATAAACAATGAGTTTTTAAACTTTGTAGAAAATTTGATGCACATACAAAATCTAAATAACAATACTCATATTAATTATTCGCTATCACGACTATCATCTTTTATATCATAAAGGATTGAATCATAATTTGTCATCCTCATTTTTAATTTCATCATAAAGTCATTAGGAGGTGAGCTTTTTGACGGGTCAAAAAAATTTTGCTTAAGGCTATATTCGCCTTTTGGGCTTAAGTCCTTCATCTGTGTAGTTAAGTTTTTCTTAATCGGGATATAATTGCTTCTTTCGCGGATGTAGTGTGAATTGGAATGCATTCTTTATATTATATAATAAAAAAAATAATTGAAATAAATTTAATATAAAGAATATAAAGAAATAGTTCAAAGTAATATAATGGCAAAAAGCATAAGTATCGACAAAGAATGGGAGAGTTTTATATCATCAAGTTATGATGATATAACATCTGATGATGATGAAATTGAGGATATAATTAGTTCCACCGAAGAATTTATGTCGGCAAATCTTTCTATGGATTTAAATTCTGAAAGTCCTAAAGCTTCTGATATTTATATATCTACTAAAACAAAAATTGCTTATCTTAATTTGATGATCAACCTTAGGGAAGTATTTTGGTGTGTACCTACTATACCTTATGCTAAACCGTGTAATGGTGTCATTAAAAAACAGATGAAGTTTAATAGCTCGACAATTGAAGAATTAGATTTTATACAAGACAAAATTAAAGATGAAATTTATTTTGAAGAACATATTATTACCAACATTAATAACCCTACAGGACGTATTAAATTTAAAGATATCCGAAAAATTAGTATTGGTATTTCTAAAAAAGATATTATGAGTTACCGTTGTAAAAAGAAGAGTGCGTTTTACAATTGTTTTGTTCTTATTTTTAGAATGAAAATCAATCAAACATTTAAGGAATTTCATGTTAAGGTTTTTAATACAGGCAAGCTTGAAATTCCTGGAATACAAAATGAGGCCACTTTTCAATTATTATTATTGCAAGTAATTGACACATTGCAGCCTTTTATTAAAGAAAAATTAGAATATAAGGAAAATTCCGAGGAAACTGTTCTCATAAATTCAAATTTCAATTGCGGCTTCTTTATTAACCGCGAAGAATTATATGATATTCTAAAAATGAAATATAATATTCAATCCATATACGATCCTTGCTCTTACCCCGGAATACAATGTAAATTTTATCATAATCCCGACACAGGGATACAAACAGGCTGCCAAATTTCAGAGGAAAATAAAGAGTTATATAAAAATATTAATCAGGTATCATTCATGATTTTCAGAACTGGAAGTGTTCTAATAGTTGGTAAATGCGATGAAAATATTCTCATGCTTATTTACGAATTTTTAAAAGTTATACTAAATAATGAATACAAAAATATTTGTCAAAAAAATATTAACACATCAGAAAATATTGTTAGCTTAAAGGATAAGAAAAAGAAAATACGTAAGAAGAATATCACCGTCAGTATTGTTGAAAATGTTTAATTTATAAGTAAACTAACATAATAACCACATGACAAATTTATCGGGCTTATCATTTAGCCTCTCTTGAAACTCATTTGTATTTATTTTTTCTTCACATTTTTTTAAATCGTAATTTTTGATTTTTTTTATAAAGATCTGTATCAAGTCAAAATAGTATTCCAAATCATTTATCGTAAAATACATATTGTCTAATATATTATTTAATATAGCAATATTTTCCTTTGTAATTTTCAGTTTATTTATTTTTTCACATATTTTATCAAAATTTTCTATGTATGATGTATTTTCTATAAAATTTTCATTATGAATGATTTTATATATAAATGTTTTATAAATATTTACGTAATTATTTATAAATTTTAATTTATTATTTGTTTCTTGTGATGTGTTTTCATTTATATTTTTTCTATATTCATTATTTATTTCAAATATCGTCTTTTTATAAACATATGTTGTAGCATCACGCGATGTTAACTGTAAAAACATCTTCTCGTCTTCCGATATTTGACCTACAAACTCAACATAAAAATAGAACGATTTTTGACAATGAAAAAAAGTTAGATCTATATTTCTTGTATAATATAATAAATTATTAAACACATTTGTTATTGTATCCAAGCCTCGCTCTATAATAAATCTTGAAAAATCAGTGTTTTTTATTTTTATGTTTTCTATAATAAATTTAAAATACTCCAAAAGAAGCTGGTAATATTTTTCTGTAATTTCACTTATTTCGTTATCTATGTTCTTTTTGTAATTCTCCAAATTATTTAATGAATAATTATTATCTTTATTACTAATTGTTTTCATTATATCTATTAATATTTTAATATATTTAAATTAAAATACTTTTATAATTATAAGTATTTAAAGACTTTAAATCTAAAATTATATAAAATGTCAGAGCAAAAATCTACTTCTACTCCTAAGCCTGAGCCTGCCTTTAATTACAGATTACCTTCAGATGTTACTATGAAACATGCCGCTAAGCTTGGCATTGTTGATGATAAACCTATTTTGCTTGATTATTGGACCGCTTCGCTCGACAAAAAAGCGTTGATTGGCGCCAAAGATAACAATGAGAAA